GTGACCATTGCGACGATACTGGTTATCACGTTAAAGAAGAAGCACCTGCTGACCCAATCAAAAAGGCACCTGCTCGTAAGGGTGACAAGTCAAATGCACAACCATCAGAATTGAAGAAAGAAGAAGCAGATTGGTTAGCAAACCTTGCTGATAAGTTGGATCAACTTGAAGCAGTTATGGAAAAGAAAGACAAGCACACCAAGGGTGCTACCGAACCAGAAGGCATCATGGATAAAGAATCCCCAAAGTCGAAAGAGTTTGCGGATGCCCATAAAAAGTCTGACAAGGAAATGGAAGACAAAGAAGAAAAGGGTCATGATGATGTGGCCAAAGCAGGACGTGCCGTTAAGTCTCAATCGCCAGCACGTCGTGGTGATAACCTGAAAGGCGGAGACAACAAACCAGTAAAATGAGGATGAATTCATAATGGAACTTGCTATTGTATGGGGTCTAATTGCGGCATTTGCTGTTGGGGTTTGGTATTTTTCTCGGAAACCTACTAAACTCGAGACAAATACTCCAGAACCTGTAGAGGTAAAAGAAGAGAAAGTTGCTGTCACCAAAGCACAACTGAGCAAAATGACCAAGAAAGATCTCGAGGCATATGGGCGTGAGATCGGAATTGAGTTAGACCTTCGCAAAAAGAAAGACGACCTGATTTCTGCGATTGAAAGTCATCAAAAGAAGTAATTACTTTAAGAATAGATAACTCTGAATTATAGGGAATCTATTCAGTGATTACAGAATTAAATGACCAGAACTTCCTCATCTATGCAGCGAAAAACTATTACAGTCCTCGCTGCATAGACGCGGAAGAATTTTACGACGAGTTGAATCGTTTTAAGTACATAAACAGATTGATCAACAGGTACAACCGTGGAGGAGATCTTTGTGAGAGGTTACTCCTGAACCACATTACCATTATCCTTAATGTTTTTGGTAATGAACCTGGAATATTGATGCTTATGTACAAAGTTGGGGCAGATAACTTAAAAATACTAAAACCCTTTTTAGTTTTCTTGCGTGCTATCAAAGAAGATGACTTCGAAGGAATAGAACTCGACCCAGTCGTGGTTAAAAAGTTGGAAGAAATTTAATGGGCATTTTAAGCAGAACAGGCGACCTAGTCTACACCCTTCGCTTTCTGCGTTTGCTTACTACGCAGTTCGAAGATACTACTGCATTCAAACTTGGTCTTATCGACAAAGACGGTAAAAAACTAAAGTCTCCCCAAACTACAGAAGAAAAGTCTGCATACAATACTTTTCATCGTCTTGCCTTCAACCTCAAGAAACTATTAGCAAAGGTTCCAGGTGGAGGGTCTCGTCTCGCCTCCTACGCTGCTGCTCTCTTGCTGATAAAAGAACACCTAAACCTTGGGGATAGTTCTATTGAAAAAGTCGTGGAGCATTGTGGTATAGACCCTCTGCACTCGCTAGAAGAAAGCAAGGAGTGGTTCTGTACCAAAGACGGTATGCTTGCTCCTGGAATTTACAAACTCGCGAATCCTAAGATGGTAAACTCGACCTGTGAAGAAATTTGTAGAACAGGAGACAAGGTTAGAGTTGAGCAAAATGCATTTCCGGTCGACAATCTTTTGGGTCTGGATTTGTTTGAAGCAACTCATGTTCCTACTAATCAGAAAATCTATGTCGCTGTGGGGGAATTAAGGCGATGAAAAAGTTTAAAGATTTTTTACAAGAATCTATTACTCGAAGAACAGTTTCTTATGGGCAGGGTCCCAAGAAAAAATTAGGGCAGATCGAAATTCCTCCACCAAAAGGATCTTCTTCAAAACCAAAGAAGAAAACCGCTAAGTCTGCTAAGGAATTAGCAAGGATTAAGAAAGCACTTGATCGCGAAAAGAAAAAAGATAAACCAGGAATGACTAAAAGGTCCGACGATTATAGGAAAGGGTATTATCAATCTGGTAGGTCGGGCGCATACTTCGCAACAAAATATGCTAAAGAAGAAATGACCACTGCTGCTGATGCTGGTATTCCTCACGATACGGCAAACATGGGTCCAAAGAAAAAGAGGAAGTACCCTGTAACACGACGCTTTATTGAAGTCATGGGAAAAATAAAAAAGCAAATGAAGTAGTTCCACTTTCGTCCTGACCTATATAAAAGCACCCCTGAAATATATTTGAATAAGGACGCGAACTACCGTGGCAAAACAGCAATATCTTGGTATAGAAATCGACCTCTCTCGTGATGAACTCTTCGACAAATTAGGAATCCAAAGACTTAAAGAATCATATATGCGGGAGGACGAAGAATCTCCGCAACACCGATTCGCCTTTGTTAGTTCTAAATTTTCTTCAAATCCAGAACACGCTCAACGTCTCTACGACTACTCTTCCAAACACTGGTTGTCTTACTCTACTCCCATCCTTGCGTATGGTCGTACAGGAAAGGGTATGCCAATCTCATGCTTCCTCAACTTCATCGAGGATACTGCTGAGGGGTTGGTGAGTAACCTGTCAGAGACTAACTGGTTGTCCATGATGGGTGGCGGTGTAGGAATCGGATTTGGCATACGTTCTTCAGATGACAAATCCACTGGCGTAATCCCGCACCTTAAAACTTACGATGCTTCTTCTCTTGCTTATCGTCAGGGCAAGACTCGTCGTGGTTCATATGCAGCATACCTCGATATCTCTCACCCAGACGTGATTGAGTTTCTTGAGATGCGCAAACCAACAGGCGATCAGAATCGTCGTTGTCTAAACCTTCATCACGGTATCAATATCAGCGATCGTTTCATGGAGTTGATCGAGCGTTGCATGACTGACGCCGATGCAGACGATGGATGGAATTTAATTGACCCACACTCAGGCGAAATTCGTGACACGGTATCAGCACGATCTCTTTGGCAAAAGATTCTAGAACTGCGCATGGAAACAGGCGAACCATACCTGCACTTCATCGATACAAGCAACCGTATGATGCCCGAGTTTCAAAAAGAACTTGGTCTGAAGATTCACCAGTCAAACCTTTGTTCTGAAATCATCCTGCCAACCAACGAAGAGCGTACTGCTGTTTGTTGCCTTTCTTCAGTAAACCTCGAGCACTATGATGCTTGGAGCAAGAACGAATTGTTTTTGAAAGACATGGCAGAGATGTTGGACAACGTGTTGCAGTTTTTTATTGACAACGCACCCGACACCGTGTCCCGTGCTAAGTTTTCTGCTATGAGGGAACGAAGTATCGGCATCGGTGCCCTTGGGTTTCATGCTTATCTACAAAAGAAAAACCTACCATGGGATTGTGCCATGGCAAAGGTTACTAATAACAGGATATTTTCTCTCATTCGGAGGAAACTCGATGAAGCAAACCTCGAGATCGGAAAGGAAAGAGGAGAAGCACCAGATGCAGAAGGAACTGGAAAGAGATTTTCTCATGTTATGGCTGTTGCGCCTAATGCTAGTTCCTCTATCATTATGGGCAATACTTCTCCTTCTATAGAACCTTGGCGAGCAAACGCATATCGTCAGGACACATTGTCTGGTTCGTATTTGAATAAGAATAAATATCTGGACCAATTGATCAAGTTGAAGATTGAATCAGGCGAAACCAAGCAAGACTATGACGAAATTTGGTCAAGCATTATTGCCAACGACGGTTCTGCTCAACACCTCCGATTTCTGACCCAAGAAGAAAAAGACGTATTCAAAACTTCTATGGAGATTGACCAACGTTGGGTTATTGAACACGCTGCTGATCGGCAACAGTTTATCGATCAAGCACAGTCTTTGAACCTATTCTTTAGACCAGACGCGAATATCGTTTACTTGCATGCTGTCCATTTCTTGGCGTGGAAGAAAGGGTTGAAGACTTTGTACTATTGTCGCTCTGAAAAACTTGGAAAGGCAGATCGCGTTTCTAAGAAAATCGAAAGAGAAGCAATCAAAGAAATTGATATGGTTGCAATTGTTAATAACGAAGAATGTATTGCCTGTGAGGGATAATTGGTGGGCGGTTATATTAAGGAAAGAATTCTTTCCGATGATGAAGTAAAAGAAGCACTAGAAGTATACGAAAGTTTGCCTTCTGAATTTTGGCACCAGAACTATAATCTGTTCGATGTAGAGAGGAGAGACATCCCTACGCCAAGGCAATATGATTTTTACAAGACGCTTTTAAAGTATTCCAAGTTGGGGTATGACAAAGGCGCATACTTTTTAAAATATGAAAAAGACTCTTTCACTAGGTTGCATTCTGACAACAATTCTGATTTAACAATTGTAACTTTGTTGGAAAGCAAAGATTTGTTAGGTGGAGAATCTCTAGTTAGAGCAGAGTATAAATTAAAGAACAGACCTGTGGGTAATCTTGTTGCAAGGCACGAACACGAAAGAGATTCTCCACCATATGGTCAAGAAATTATAATGGACGTAGTGAATGTTGATGATGGCGAAAGTTTAGTTTATGGTCCGCACTTAACTCATGGCGTGAGTAAAGTTTATGATGGTCATAGAATTGTACTAGTAACTTGGTTCAGCAAAAAGGAAACTAAAAGGTAAAATATGCAATTATCCATCACAGATAATAGAGATCACTTTAAACCGTTTAACTATCCATGGGCATATGACGCATGGTTAAAGCATGAACAGTCTCATTGGTTGCACACAGAGGTGCCAATGGCAGAGGACGTGAAAGATTGGCAGAGAAAATTGTCTCACGAAGAGCGAGCGTTTTTGACTAACATTTTTCGATTTTTTACGCAGGGTGATATTGACGTTGCTGGTGGTTATGTTTCTAACTATCTTCCATACTTCCCACAACCAGAAGTTCGTATGATGCTTATGGGATTCGCCGCGAGAGAAGCACTCCACGTTGCTGCTTACTCGCATTTGATAGAGACCTTGGGTATGCCTGAGTCTACATACAACGAGTTCCTCGAGTACGAGGCAATGCGAGAGAAGCACGAATACTTTCTAAATCTTTCCGCCAAGAACGGCACTAAAGAATCTGTTGCTGCTAACATTGCTGCGTTTTCTGCCTTCACTGAAGGTATGCAGTTGTTCTCCTCGTTCATCATGCTACTCAACTTTCCACGTCACGGT